AGAGCAGCAGCAGGATTAGTTCTTCGTAAACCAATAACACTGACAGGCGATCCATACTGGACAGAAATGTTCAGAGCAGATGTAGACGGTTGCAAATCAGACCTAGACGAATATGCAAGAAGAATACTAATGTGCTCTCTCACATACGGTCAAAGTCACATACTCGTAGACTATCCTGCACCTTCAGGAGCAGTAAGCCTCGCAGAAGAACGTCAGCAAAACCGCAGACCATATTGGATCGAAGTAGACCCAACAAATCTCTACGGATGGAGACTAGACAGAGAATCAAATTACGGAAACTTGATACAAGTAAGAATAGGAGAAAAAGCTGTATTGCCAGACGGACAGTTTGGTGAAAAAGTATTTGACCAGATAAGAGTAATAGAACCAGGTAGATACAGAGTATTTCGTAAAAAAGAGCAGATAGAAGAAATGTATGACGTTGCAGACAACAGCGTTACTGGCGATTTTGAAATGGGTTCAGCAGATAAAGACTACAAACAGGTAGAATCTGGCAGTTTTTCTCTTGGAGAAATACCGTTAGTAACAATTTATTCTGGTAAAACAGATAATTTAGTAAGCAAGCCACCTTTACTAGATATTGCATACCTAAATCTTGCACATTTCCAAAGACAGGCTGATCTTATTCATAGTTTGCACGTTGCATCTCAACCATTATTAGTAATGGAAGGTTATGACGATCAGACTAAAGACCTTGCTATCTCTGTTAACTATGCGATGGCAACTCAGCCTGGTAACAAAATATACTATGTAGAGCCAGCTTCCAGTGCTTTTGATGCTCAATCAGCAGAAATAAAAGAGCTACAGATGCAGATGGCAACATTAGGAATCAGTACACTATCACAACAGAAGTTTGTAGCTGAATCAGCAGATGCTCGCAGACTAGATCGTGTGGATACAAACTCCATGCTTGCAATGGTTTCTATGGAACTGGAGCAAAAGCTACAAAAAGCCTTCAATCTTTCAGCCGAATATGTTGGAATCGAACCACCAGAAGTAAAAATAAGCAGAGACTTTGACATCGAAAGACTAATCGGACAAGACATTACAGCTTTAACATCATTATTTGATCAACAAGTCATTGATAGAGAGGAATTTAGAGATATTTTGGTACAAGGTGAAGTTTTACCAACAGCAAATGAAGCCAAACCCGAATAGTTTGCTACAATAGTAGATAAGTACACATATTTCCATGTCTAAATCCTTAGATCGGGTTTTGCAGCCTGACGGTTCCTATAAATGGGAAATGGTAGAATTAACACCCCCATCAACAGTTGCAAAGCCAGAAGTCAAAGAAGTCGAAAAAACTAATGATTTTGAATCTATGACAAAAAAGGAGTTAGAAGCGTTTGGCCGTACCATTGGTCTTGAGTTAGATAAAAGACACACCAAGGCAGATTTGATTGCCGAATTAGAAAAATTTACTTCACCTGAATAAATGATCGAAGAAAAAGTAATTCAGCCTGATTCCGTGAATCCTCCTGAACAGCCCGTGGCTGACACTCCTTCACAACCACAAGCACCAAATCTTGATTCTATAAAAGCAGAATACGAAGCTAAATTAGCTGCTGCCCGTAAGGAAGCTATAGAAGCAGAAGAAAAATTTAAAGGCATCAAGGGTAAATTAGATGATGTCTACAAGCAAAGAGAAGAAAAACGTACCAAAGATTTAGAAGAACAGGGTCAATGGAAAACTCTTTGGGAAGAAGCAAATAAAACAGCACAAGAAAAAGAACAGCAAATAATAACTTTATCCCAACAGCTTGAAGAGATGAAAAATTCTCACGAAGCAGCTTCTACAAAAACAACAGCACTTGCAGCTATCAGTAACCAAGGAGTTATAAATGCAGAACAGATGCTCTCTTTGTTACAAAACAAGTTACAAAAGAACGCTGAAGGAAAAGTTGTTGTCCTAAATGGTGGTGTAGAGCAGGATCTCAATTCGTATCTCACGAGTCTCAAAAACCCTGGTAGTGGCTACGAGCATCATTTCAAACCAAGTTCTGCTGCTGGAATGGGAGCAAAACCAAGCCCTGTGGCAAACGCTGGTGGAGGTCAGGTAAATCCTTGGAAAACGGGCAATCTCACTCAACAAATGATACTATTAGAACAAGATCCGCAGCTTGCAGCAGTGCTCAAGCAAGAGGCTCAAAAATAGTTAGTTTCTGTGAAACTAATCCCCTTATCCGTGATTAGGGTATCGCAAAAGTAAAAAGGTAATCTGAATGGCTGCTCCGTTTCAGAATTATTCTGGCGGTGTCCTACTAGCGGACATCGTTAAGAGAAATAATCTCAGCACATACGTTTCCGAAGCAATTAAAGAGCGTAGTGCATTTATCAAATCTGGTGCTGTTGTGCGTAACGCACTTCTTGACGCAACAGAAGGTGGAACAAGAATCCAAGTTCCAGAGTTCAACCCAATCTCACCAACTGAGGAAATCTTAGATGGTACAGCAACATGGGGTACAAGTAACTCTGGTCACTTAACACCACAAAAGATTGGTACAGGAACACAGATCGCAACTATCTGTCACAGAGGTTTTGCGTATGCTGTTGATGATATTGCTGTATTAGCTGCTGGTGAAGATCCAATGGGTCACATCAGAAACCAAATTGCAGATGCTATCAACAAACTAAACTCTGCAAGACTATTCAGCCATCTTCAAGGTGTATTCGGTACTGCTCTTTCTTCTAACAACTTAGATATAGCAAAAGCTGGTACTGGTGCTACTGACGCTAACTTCCTAACTGCATCTGCTGTTGCAAGAGGTAGATCACTTCTTGGAGAAAGAGGCGAAGAACTAGATACTCTAGTAATTCACCCATCTGTTGCTTACTACCTATATCAGGTTGGTATGTTAACTTTTTCTACTTCTGCATTATCAACTGGTACTGGCATCCAATGGGGTGGCGGTGGTGTTGGTGTTACTGAAACATCAATCGGTCAGTTTGCAGGAATGAATGTTGTTATTGACTCTCAGGTTAATACAGTTGCTCCTGGTGCATCTGGTCATCAGATTGAGTTCTACTGCTACTTAATTAAGTCAGGAACAATTCTTGAAGGTCAGCAATCACCTCTAAGCATAGAATCAGATAGAAACATCTTATCTAAGCAAGATGTTATGTCTGTTGACTACCACAGTGCTTATCACATTATGGGTACTAAGTGGAATGATGCTGGAGACAACCCAACAAACGCTGAACTAGCAACAGCTAACAAGTGGGCATTGACATACGATGCAGACTTAGTTCCTATTGTTCGTTTAACAGTTAACTCACCACTTGATACATCTACTATTTCTTAATAGTATTAAAGTGTGGTCATCAAACCTCATCAATCATTGGTGGGGTTTTTTCTTTACGCTACAATAAAACTAAAATTACTTTATAGCCGTGGCAGCCACCATAAATGCAACTGTAAAAGACGCTAACGCTAACAGCTATGTCACGCTTACAGAAGCCAACACTTATTTTGAAACAGTACCAGACTCTTCAACCTGGACAAATAAAACAGACGATCAGAAAAATAGAGCATTAATATCTGCTACCAGATGGATTGACAGCTTTGTATATTACGGTGACAGATGCGATGACGGCCAAGCACTAAAGTTTCCAAGAAACAATTACCAAGTAGATGGAGTCGAACTAGCTTGCAGCACAATTCCAGTAAATATAAAGTATGCACAATACGAGTTAGCCAGAGCTTTAGCAAATGATTCTGAAGCCATGACTGGAAATGTAGGAACAGACGGCAACATTGAAGAAGTAAGACTAGGAGATATTCAAGTTAAGTACAATATTCAAAGTCAAGGCACGGGATCTGTTAATAATGTTTTAGATAAATACCCCTGGCTGCAAAGCTATCTTGGAGCATATATGCTAGGTGGAGCAGGATCTTTTCAAATGAGAGTGGTTAGAGGATAATGGCAGGACAACTAGACACAGCACTAAAAAAGATAGCCAAACAGGTGGTGTCTCAACTTGGGAACTCATTAGACTCATCAATTATTTACACACGAAAGGGTATATCTAGCTATAACGCAGACTCAGGTGAGTTTCATACAGTCGATACAACCTACAACATCAAAGTACCTATAGAATTTGTACAATCCAGTGAAGAATCAGGTTTTCAAGAGAACACCGCCAGACTCTATATAACACCTGATTTAATCGGTGATAGTCAACCACTACTCCAAGATGAAATAACACTTACATTTTCTGGATCGACCAGAGTTGCAAAGATTACAGATGTAAGAACTTTGCGTGGTGGTCAGGAATATTTATTCAGAGTTGACGTTATTTTCTAATGAGTCTAATAAAAGCAAGAGCAGCATTTGAAAATGCAATTCTCACATCAGTAAACGATACCGACCCAACGGTAAACGTAATTTTTGATAATATGCCTTTCTATGGATTAGCAGAAGCAAC